CAGTAGGTACAGTTGCATTAGGTTCTGGAACATCTGGAAACTATGTTGACAATGTTACTGGTGGAACTGGTGTTACTGTAACAGGTAGTGCTGGTGAAGGATGGGAGCCTGCAATTAGTATTGGACAGGCAGTATCAACAACCTCAGATGTAACCTTTGCAGATATAGCTGCAACAGATATAACTGCTGGTGGTAATGTTGTAATTACTGGTAACCTAACAGTTAATGGTTCATCTGTAACAAACAGTTCAACAAACACAACAATTGAAGATGCATTAATAGAACTTGGTTCTGGTAATACTGGTTCAAACAGTAATGACTTAGGTCTTATACTTGAAAGAGGTTCAACAGGTAACAATGCATTTATGGGTTGGGATGAAAGTGCAGATAAGTTTGTTATGGGAACAACTACTGCAACAGGTTCTTCAACTGGTAGTTTAACAATAAGTACAGGTACTTTAGTTGCAAACTTAGAAGGTAATGTCACAGGAAACACTTCTGGAAGTGCAGCTACAGTAACAGGTGCAGCTCAGACTGCAATTACAAGTGTTGGTACATTAAGTGGTTTAGCAGTTAGTGGTAACCAAACAGTTGGTGGAACATTGGGTGTTACAGGAGCTGCAACAACAAGTTATACGACAATAGGTTCAAGTGCAAAAGCATTCAGAAATACATTTATACATTCTTCTGCACCACAAAATACAGATGGAGCAGTAGGTGATATCTGGATAACATACTCATAGTAACCATATATAATGAATGAGGAAATTGATTAATGAGTTCAAAAGTAAAAACCCCAGCTGGGTGGAATGAAACCAATGGATGGAGAGTTAAGACTCCAGCTGGCTGGAAGAAAGTAGTTGATGTAAAAAGAAAGACTCCATCTGGATGGGAATTCCAGACTGGAACTATACAGGTGCAACAACCTTTTACACAAACATATCAACAACCTTTTCAACAACCTTTTCAACAGGGGTATCAACAACCCTATGAACAAACTATTAGTAGACCTACAACTTATGAGGTAACTATACCTAGACCTACTACTTTTCAAACTCCAAGACCTGCTAACTATGAGGTGACTATACCTAGACCCACTTCTTATGAAGTAACTATTCCAAGACCTACACAGGTACAGAATAGTAGACCAGCAAATTATCAGACTCCTAGACCAGCAAATTATGAGGTTACTATACCTAGACCCACTTCTTACGAAGTAACTATTAATAGACCAGCTTCTTACGAGGTAACTATTCCGAGACCAACACAGGTACAGAATAGTAGACCTACAAGTTATGAGGTGACTATACCTAGACCAACTTCTTACGAGGTAACTATTCCTAGACCTACAACTTATGAGGTGACTATACCTAGACCTAATAGTTATGAACAGACTATACCAAGGCCTACAACTTATCAGATTCAAAATCATAGACCTCAACAGTATAATTATCAGCAACAAAATCATAGACCTGCTCAGTATAATTATCAACAACAAAATCATAGACCTGGCCAGTATACTTATCAGATTCAGAATGCTAGACCTACAACTTATCAGACTCAAGGACACGCTCATAGACCAGTATCTAACCAACAAACATACCAAGTGAATTTACATACTGCGGCAAACCCTAAGTTTGGGTTGCCAGCATCAAATGCTCAGTTACCTAATGCTCAGTTGATTTGGTCTGGTACACCAATACCATTATATCAACCATCTGGCCCTTGGGCACCAAATAATATTACTAGTCAACAGCCTTATAATTATCAGATACAAAATCATAGACCTGCTAATTACCAAACTCAAGGTCATGGTACTAGACCTACTAATTATCAGACACAAGCTCATGGTACTAGACCAGCAAATTATCAGACACAAGCTCATTCAACTAGACCACAAAATTATCAGACACAAAGTCACAGACCTGCTAGTTATGAGGTGACTATACCTAGACCAACAACTTATGAACAGACTATTGCTAGACCAGCAAACTACGAACAAACTATTAATAGACCAGCAAACTATGAACAAACGATTCCTAGACCTGCTAACTATCAAACTAGTAGACCTGCTAACTATGAACAAACTATTCCTAGACCAACAAGTTATGAACAGACTATTAACAGACCTTCAACATTTGAACAGACTATTCCGAGACCAACTCAGTTACAAAATAGTAGACCTACTAACTATCAAACTAGTAGACCTTCAACATTTGAACAGACTATTAACAGACCTTCAACATTTGAACAGACTATTCCGAGACCAACTCAGTTGCAAAATAATAGACCTGCTAACTTTGAACAGACTATCAGTAGACCTGCCAACTATGAAGTGACATTAACTAGACCAGCAAATAGACCTAGTACTAGACCATCGACTCGACCTTCAACAAGACCATCGACTCGACCAGTATCTACTTGGGATGGTGACTTGAATAAACCTTGGCCTTAAACCTTACTATATACTAGTACAGATTATATTATGGAGTTATTATGTTATTAATTTATGACCACGACAATGTTTTACACATTACCAATGAAAAAGGACTTCGTTGGAATTATGACAAAGCAGACAAACCACAATTTTCATTTGACTACGATTTTTTATTCTATATAGAACAAGATGAGTTATTTGAAATAGAATTAGGTGAAGAAACTTCTATAATAACAGATGAACAAAAATCTGAAATTTTAGAATATATAAACCTTTTAGAACCACCATTAAGTTTAACTCTTGCAAGTCAGTATATGAAAGATTTACGAAATGAAAATATTAATAAAATTAATTATGTTCATGAGGAATTTACAAGAGGTATGTGTGGATTTGACAGTACAGTAGATGTTGTTATTGCTGGTAGAGAAGGTTCTCAAGACCCTAGACGACAAGTTGCAAGAAGAATTATGGAATGGTGTGATTTTGCACATGGTTTATGTGAAAGAATGGTTGAAGAACTACTCCATACTTTGGATGAGGATTTAAAAGAATTCGAACATTATATGCAAAGTCTTGCAGAAATTCCTAGATTAGAACATTTTACTGATGACTTACACATTGATGAAAGATTTAATACTGATACATTAGATGTTAATGGTGGTGAGGATAACTTGGGTGAAGACAAAAAAGCAGTCTAAACTAGTTAATGGTTTAAAAGAAGATAACTATAATGAATATCTCAATAACTATGAATGGTTAGACCATCCTCTTAACATTGAATATCTAGATAGACCTAAACCAATAGAATCTCTTCCTTTCCAACAAGTATGGGTAATTGATAATTATCTATCTCCACCTATATGGAGTTCATGGAGAAATTGGAGAGATGCACAAATAAATTGGGGAAGACAAAATAAAGTCTTTAGAGATGGAGAATTCCAACATCTCTATTGGGGTGAAGCTGTATATATTAATATTGCAGAAGTAGGGGGAATTGGAACTTGTTTAAAAAATGCATATGGTAATGGTAAGTTAGTTAGTTATGCATTACACAATTTTAATAATCGTAGATTTCTAACATCTAGTTGGAAAAAGAATGTTCAAGCAAGAAATCACGAGGGATATAGAGATGCTCATACTGATTGGTTTATCCATAAATTAAGACAAGATTTTAGATTTAATTGGGAATACTTTCAATATTGTGGATGGAATGGACAAACCATAGGTCAAGATGGTACAGTACATGAAGATACACACTTAAATGAGTCTGCTCTTGATAATTTATCATTTTTATATTATGACCAAGAAAAGTGGGAAGAAGACTGGGGTGGTGATTTAATTTTTTACAATAGAGAATATCATGACCATAATATAACAGGTATTCCAGAAGATGAAGAAAAGTATGAAATAGGTAGAGTGCAATATAGACCTAATCGTTTAGTAGTAATGAATGGTGCAATAACACATAGACATCCAGCACCATCAGCAGAATATACAAAAGAAAATGGATTTCCTTTTAGAACCAGTATGGTTGTTCGTGGAGACCGATGTAGTCTTTTTGAGTAACCATAAGTAATAGTATGAAAACAAAAACAATTTTAATTATGGGACTGCCTGGCAGTGGAAAAACTTACATCTCAAAATGTCTACTTGAACATTTAGATGCAGACCATTTTAATGCAGATGCAGTCCGAGCCCAACACAATGATTGGGATTTCTCAGAAGAAGGTAGAATGAGACAAGTACATAGGATGAAAGACCTATGTAGAGAATCCGAGAAACCATATGCAATTATGGATTTCGTATGTCCATTTACTCAAGGTCGACAAATTTTAAATCCAGATTATATAATCTTTATGGATACAATCGATAAAGGTAGATATGCAGATACTAATAAAGCATTTCAAAGACCTTTAAAAAATGAAATAGATTATCTGGTAGAAGACCAGAATGGTGAACTTCATTCAGAAGTTATTGCAAGAGAAATACTTGCAGAAAATAAGAGATTTGATGAAAATAAACCTACTACACAAATGTTAGGTAGATTTCAACCTTTCCATGATGGTCATCATGCACTATTTAAAAGATGTTTCGATAAAACAGGACAGGTAGTAATTATGGTTCGTGCAATGGAAAACACTGCAAAGAATCCATTTGACTTCAAGACAGTAAAACAAAATATTAAAATGTTTTTACTAGGAGAAGGATACGAAGAAAATATACACTATATTATACAGAAAGTACCAAACATTGTCAACATAACATATGGAAGAGATGTGGGGTACAAGATAGAAGAGGAGTCTTTTGATAAAGAGACAGAATCAATCTCTGCAACAGAGATTCGGAGACAACTTGGATACTCACAGTAAGTCAATTGCAAAAGCATTTTCATGGAGAATTATTGCAACAGTTACTACTGGATTAATTAGTTATTTTCTTACAGGTTCAGTTGAGGTTGCAGCTGGTATTATGACTTTTGACTTCTTCTTAAAATTATTATTATATTATTTACATGAGCGAATATGGACGAATGCCCAATAAAAGAACAAGAAATACTATTTGAATGTGTTCAAGACACAGAAAATAGTTTGTTTGAACCTATTCCAGCAAAAAAAGTTAGACCAGAGTGGTTTAAGAAATTACCTATATATGTAGATAATTTTAATGAACCTACCGAAACTATAAGGAAATGTCCAGCTATGCAAGACTGGATGAACATGGGTTATCTAATTAGAAATAGACATACTGTTATTGTTGCATTAAGTAAAGGCAATAAGGAAAATGAACCAATATCAATTGCACTTGCACTAAGAGATGATATTCCAAAAGATAAATTTAAAAAACTTAGAGAACTGGTTAGGGAATTTAATAAAACTGGTAGTTTAGATGATACTGATAGAATACATCAGTATTGTATGTCACAGAGACTTCTTGTAGAGGAACTAACAGGTAATTATGTTGTAGGTGGTCATCCAGCTGCTCAAACAAGAGGTAGTGGTTTTGATGATAAGATGGCATTTAAATTTAAGTTGGATTTTTTAATAACAACACCTAAAGGAACTTCTACATATTGGTTAGACCCATTTTTATTTAATAATCCATTCTTTCATGCATGGCAAGGAATAATAGATACCGACTCATTTAATCAATTAACAACTAATAATATGTGTATTTTTTATCCCAAAGCAGATAATAGTTTTATTATACCAAAAGGTACACCAATCGTACAAGTTGTACCTTTTGTAAGATATCCATGGAAACACAAAATTGAATATCGTACAAGAGAAGAACTTTTAGAAAAAATGAATGACCCAATTGTAGATTTACTTGAAAAACGAGGTCGTGGTAAAAATAAAATTAAAGACCATGAACATTTTTATAGAAAAAAACTTGCAGCTAAAAAGGAGTGGAACTAATGTTTTTACCAATGTTTTCATGGAATGTTTTCAGAACAAATCTTGTAGATGAGGGATACATTACTCATGAACAACTTAATGCAATGAAGAAAGAGTCCTATACCATGAGGAAAGAAAATCCAGTTGGTAGGAATCGTTCTAATAATGCATCTGGTTGGCAGTCCGATGATGGTGTAAACAATAGACCTATATTCCAGTCTTTGTTGAATGGTGTTGAATCTGTTTTTAATAATGAAGTTTTTCCCTATTATATGGGAGAATATAAGAATGATTATGAATTAGAACATGGTAACTATTGGGTAAATATTAATTACAATACTTCATACAATAATCCTCATACACATCCTGGCTGCTGGTATAGTGGTGCATTCTATGTACAGATACCAGAAGAAACTAAAAATGATGGATGGGTACAATTCTTGAGAGGTCAAACACATCATATGTCAGACTTTTCACATATGTCTCGAAGAGATGCAGATAATTTTGGGTTTATACCAAGAGAAGGTGACTTATTACTATTCCCTTCTGCAATGATACATTATGTAGAACCACATAGTAGTGACTTCGAAAGGATATCTATTGCATTTAATAATAGTTTTAGAAATATTCACACTGGTGATTTAAACCAAGCAATGAATGGAAAACCAACATTTAACGATGTCTTAGAGTTTAATGTCTTACCAGATGGAAATCTTGAATTCCCTAAATAACCTTATACAATCAACCTTTTTAGGCATCTTAGGAGAATCATGGAATTGGAATCAATACATTTACTTTGGAACTTAGTTCTAACTGGAATCGTGGCCCCATTTGTGTGGTTCATAATGCAGTTACACAACGAGACAAAACGACTAGAAATATTACTGAATCGTACAAGAGAAGAAATGAATCGTGATTTTGTTTCTAAAGAAGACTTAAAGAGAGACATGGAAAGAATGATGGACTCTTTAGACAACATCAATAAAAAAATAGACGATTTTTTACTTTCAAATCAAAAATAACATAAATAGTATTAGAGAAAATAAATTTCTAATAGGATTATGTTATGGCAGCTCCAAACAGCAAAGCAACACTTAAAGAATATGCACTAAGACAACTGGGTAAACCAGTGTTAGATATCAATGTGGATGATGACCAGATTGATGATATCATTGATGATGCATTACAATATTTTGCAGAGTACCACTATGATGGTACTATTCGTACATTTTTAAAACATCAAATTAATAGTAACGACCTTGCAAACCAAAAAGCAGATGCAAGTATAGGTCAATCAACTACTGGTTCACATATATCAACTAATATGACCTTTAAAGAAGGACAAGGATATGTTGTTCTTCCAGAATCAGTATTATCAGTATTAAGAATATTTCCATTTGTAGATAAGTCTGGACTTAATATGTTTGACTTAAGATATCAATTAAGACTAAATGACCTTTACGATATCTCTTCTACATCTATTATACAATATGAAATGGTACAAAACCATATTCAATTACTGGACGAAATTCTAATCGGACAAGTTCCAATTAGATTTAACAAAGCACAAAACAGATTATACTTAGATATGGATTGGTCAAATGCAGTTACAGCTGGTGAATATATTTTGATAGATTGTTATAGAAAAATAGACCCAACACAATTTACAGACATATACAACGATGTTTGGTTAAAAAAATATGTCACTGCATTAATTAAAAAACAATGGGGTCAGAACTTATCTAAGTTCGAAGGAATTCAATTGCCTGGCGGAGTTACTCTACAAGGTAGACAAATCCTAGAAGATGCAAACACAGAAATTGAAAAGCTAGAAGAACAAAGTAATTTATTACAAACCGAATCTGCTCTAATGATGGGTTAATATTATGCCTACAAATGTATATTTTAATCATGCAGTTCAATCAGAACAAAATTTGCATGAAGACTTGGTAGTAGAATCTCTTAGATTCTATGGACATGAGTGTTATTACTTACCACGAACAATCGTGGATGAGGATGAACTCTTTGGTGAAGATACATCATCTAAGTATGGTGATGCATATCAAGTAGAAATGTACATAGAAAATACCGAAGGATTTGATGGTGAGGGAGACCTACTATCTAAATTTGGTGTAGAGGTAAGAGACCAAGCAACTTTTGTTCTATCAAGAAGAACATGGGATAGATTTGTATCATTAGATTCTAACCTTGCAGTAACAACAAGACCCAACGAAGGTGATTTAATTTACTTTCCTCTGGGAAACCAAGTATTTGAAATAAGATTTGTAGAACATGAGAACCCATTCTACCAGTTGGGTAAACTTAATGTATTCAAACTACAATGTGAAACCTTCGAGTACTCACATGAAGAGATTGATGTAGGTATTGCAGAACTAGATAATATCGAAGACCAATTCTCATATCAAGTATCAATGATACTTGGTGCTGGTTCTGGAGACTTTGTGGTAGGTGAAACTGTAACACAAACAGTTGCAACTGGTAAAACTGTATCTGGTAATGTAGTATCCTTCACATCTCAAGGTGAAACTGTTAAAACACTTAAAGTTAATAATATTACCTTTAGTGATACAGATGTACCAGCTGGTAGTACTATGTTTGTATTATCGTCCCAAGCAGGTGCTGGTAACATTGTAGGTGCAACAAGTAATGCAACTAGAACTATTACAACTGCACCAGATATGTATGCAATGCCAAATGACCCACTTGCAGACAATAAAGATTTCGAAACAGCTGGAACTAATATCATAGACTTTAGTGAAAGTAACCCATTTGGAAACCTATAAATATAACTATGGCAATATGGTATTTAAATATGTTACAAGAAAATGAATCTGGAATGAAAGTATTTCAATATATGAATCATCAATTTTGGGGTGATGATAATGGTCTTAAAGCAGATGTTGGTAGAACAGGAGACTCATGGGGTGTTCGATTCTATAAAAATAACATGTGGGTCAAAGATGAAGTATATAAAAATAAAAGTGAAAGTTATGCAGAAGACGCTGCAGAAAATTATGTATTAGGAATTAAAGATGTTAGGTAAATCACACTTCTACCATGAAGCAATTAAAAGGGCAGTGTCAGTTTTTGGTACTATGTTCAATGAGATTGATATTCAAAGGGATAACAACGATGGAACTACAACACAAAATGTAAGAGTTCCTTTATCCTATGGCCCTAAACAAAAGTTTATTGCAAGATTAGACTCTGCCGCAGACCTTATGGATAATACAAAGTCGAGGGTTGCAATGACTTTACCAAGAATTGCATTCGATATTACTGGTCTTACCTATGATGCAGAAAGAAAACTTGGTAAATTAAAACAATACAAATTGCATGATAGTACAGACAACACTGTATTAAGAACACAATTTGCACCAGTTCCATATAATATAAATTTTGGTTTATATGTTTTATCAAAAAATACTGAGGATGCATTACAGATTGTAGAACAAATACTACCTTTCTTTACACCAGATTTTACAGTTACAATGACTACAGTGCCAGGCACTTCCGAGAAAAGAGATGTACCTATTATATTATCAGATGTATCTTATACAGATGAATACGAAGGAGACTTTCAATCTCGTAGAATTATTACATGGAATTTAAATTTTGAAATGAAAACATATCTATATGGTTCAATATCATCTTCTGAAATTATTAGAGATGTTCGTGCAAGGACATATATAACAGATGATGGTCAAGTAGATTCGACTGCTGGAAGAACAAGTGAGGTTAAACAAGTACCCAATCCAACCAATGCAAGTCCAGAAACAAGTCCACTAAATATAACTGAAACAATAAACTTTTTTGATGGGAATGACTCAGACTATAATACTGATAAAACCACTATTTAATTATGAAAAAATCTATAGATGAAAAGCTAGATGAACTTCTAGACATCAACAACGAAGCAGAAGAAGTCGTTAAAGAAACCAACAAACAACTCATTCCTAGGGACTCTGGTGGTCGTTTTGCAGAAAGGAAGGGTGAACAACAGGTTGACTATAAATACACCAGAAACACGCTGTATGGACTCGTAGAGAGGGGTCAAGATGCTATTGAAGGAATCTTAGACCTTGCAAAAGAAAGTGAACATCCACGAACCTATGAGGTCGCAGGACAATTAATTAAAACAGTATCCGAAACATCTGAAAAGTTATTACAAATACAAAAGATGATGGACGATTTAGAAGATGATAAACCCAAACATCAAACAACAAATCAAAACTTGTTTGTAGGGTCTACTGCTGAATTACAGAAACTATTAAAGAAACAGAATGCCGAAACCGAAGAATGAAGGATATCTAGGTAATTCCCAAGTAAAACGAAGTGGAGTTGCCGAAGAATGGGATGACCAAAAGGTTCAAGAGTATTTAAGATGTACTCGTGACCCAGCTTATTTTATATCCAAATACATAAAAATTATATCACTAGATGAGGGGTTAGTACCATTTAAACTCTATGAATATCAAGAAAATCTTATTAATCACTTTAATGATAACAGGTTTAACATTGTCCTTGCCTGTAGACAATCTGGAAAGTCAATCACAGTATGTGCCTATCTCTTATGGTATCTCTTGTTCCATCCAGAACAAACAGTTGCCATATTGGCAAACAAAGGAGCCACTGCAAGAGAAATGTTATCTCGTATAACAACCATGTTGGAAAATGTACCATTCTTTTTACAGCCAGGCACTAAAGCACTAAACAAAGGAAGTATTGATTTTGAAAACAATTCTAGAATACTTGCATCAGCAACTACTACATCATCGATTCGTGGTTTATCTGTTAACCTTCTTTATCTTGATGAGTTTGCCTTTGTAGAAAATGCAGAACCATTTTATACTGGTACATATCCAGTAATTACATCTGGTAAAAACTCGAAGGTTATTATTACATCTACTGCAAATGGAGTAGGTAATATGTTCCATCGTATCTGGGAATCCTCAGTTACAGGGTCAAATGAGTTTGCAAACTACCAAGTTAACTGGAATGATGTGCCAGGCAGAGATGAAAGGTGGAAAGAAACTACCATTGCAAATACATCTGAGTTGCAGTTTGAACAAGAATTTGGTAATTCCTTTTTAGGAACAGGGAGAACATTAATACCATCTAATGTAATTTTAGGACTAATGTCTGAAAATCCTCAAGAATTATATGGTCAATGTAGGGTTTATAAAAAACCTAAACCACATCATGAGTATATAATGTGTGTTGATGTTGCAGAAGGTAAAGGATTAGACTATTCAACATTTACTATATTTGATATACATGATGGTAATATGTTTGAACAAGTATGTACATTTAGGGATAATATGATATCTCCTATGTTATTACCAGATGTATGTGCAAAATATGGTAAGTTATATAACGATGCACTTATTATCGTAGAGAATAATAATCAAGGTACAATGGTATGTAGAGAGTTATATTACGAATTAGAGTATGAAAATATGTTCATGACTAGTTCTGTAAAAGCAGATGGAATAGGAGTTAGAATGACCAAGAAGGTCAAAGCACAGGGATGTGCAGCTCTTAGAGAGATAATGGAAGAACATAAACTCTATATAAGAGACTCAGACACTATCCAAGAGTTTGCAACTTTTGTATCAAAAGGACAATCTTGGCAAGCAGATGGTGGTTGTCATGACGATATGGTAATGAATTGTGTTATGTTTGCATGGTTTGTTAGTACACCATTGTTTAAAGATATGTCAAGTGCAGACTTAAAATCTATGCTATATGCAGAAAAACAAAAAGAAATCGAAGACGATATAGTCCCAATAGGTATTATAGGTACTGGTAAAGGTGGAGATATGTTCAAAGAAGGTGGAGATGTTTGGACAGTTGTGGATAATGATGACAGTTATGGGACTTTTTAAAATCAAAGAAATACTAAATACTATGGACGAACAACAATTAATGTGGTTCTGTCAGAATAGAAATAAACTTTTTATGGGAGAAAACTAAAATGGCATTTCAAGTATCACCTGGCGTACAAGTCAGAGAAATCGATGTTACAAATGTAGTTCCAGCAGTTTCATCAAGTATTGGTGCATTCGCTGGTGAATTTAGTTGGGGCCCAGTTGATGAAGTTAGAACTATAACATCCGAGAAGGAATTGGTAGGAGTGTTTGGAGAACCTAAAGAAGCAGGTAGTGATGGCTACAATACTGTTTTGAGTAAGAAAGAACACTTTTATTCAGCTGCAAACTTTTTAAAGTATGGAAATAATTTAAAAGTAGTTCGTGCATCTAATGGTATTGCCGCAGGTCAAACTGGGCAAATGCTTAATGCCACAACAGGTTCAGCTGGTATACTAATTAAAAACTCTACACATTACTATGAGTCAAACTACCATTCTGGTAGTGCAGCTGGTAGTGCTGGATTATTTTCAGCAAGATGTGCTGGGTCTCTTGGTAATAGTTTAAAAATATCTATGTGTACAAGTGCTAATGCATTTTCGCAAGCTTCTGTTACTACTGTTTCCGATAGTAGTATTTCAGTAGGTCATACACAAATTACTGTCGCAGATGGTACTAAATTTGTGGTTGGTGACTTAATTGCTTTTGCTAATTCAGCAGATGTATACAAAATATCAGCAATATCATCAAATGATATAACATTCCACTTAAACTCAGATAGTTCTCAAGGACTACAAGTTGTACCAACTAATGGTTCAAACATTGCTAGAGGGTGGGAATTTGCAAGTAGTTTTACTAAAGCACCTGGCTCTAGTCCAGATGCACTTGCAAACAGTTCATCTTTAGATGAAATACATGTTATTGTTATTGATGAAGATGGTAAGATTACAGGTATACCTGGCGAAATCTTAGAAGTATTTGAAGGTCTTTCACAAGCATCAGATGCTAAAGATTCAGAAGGTAACTCTAATTACTATGTTGATAAACTAAGATATAACTCTAATTACATTTTCTGGACAAACCACGATTCGACTACATCAGAAGCAGGAAACACATTTGCAGTTGCTGGAGCAGCTTTTGTACAACATACCTTACCTTTAGGTGGGTCGTTGTCACATGGTATAGATGGGTATCCTTTATCTTCTGGAGCAAAAAACACAGCAAACACCACACATTTTGGTGATGCTGAAACTCAAGATGTTGACTTTATAATTGCAGGCCCACTCGATGGGTATGCATCTGGTAGTGTAGTATCTACACTTGCTGAAGCAACAACTCAAGCAAATAATTTAATTGCATTATGTGAAGCACGAAAAGACTGCATGGCAGTCATTTCACCTCGTAAAGCTGATTGTGTAAACAACAGTGGAAGTGAGTCAACAAGTGTTATTGCATTTGCAGAAACATTAACTTCAAGTTCATATGCAGTAATGGATAGTGCATGGTGTTATCAGTACGATAAGTACACTGATAATTACTGTTACATACCTTCTTGTTCACATACAGCAGGTGTAATGGCAAGAACCGATTCCGATAGGGATGCATGGTTCTCACCAGCAGGATTTAGTAGAGGACAAATTTTAGGTATTACTAAATTATCCTTTAATCCTAATCAAGCAGAAAGAGATGCACTATATAAGAAGAGAGTTAATCCAATGGTAACTTTCCCTGGCGAAGGGACTGTATTGTTTGGAGATAAAACTTTACTTTCAAGTGCAAGTGCATTTGATAGAATTAATGTTAGAAGATTATTCATTGTCATGGAGAAAGCAATCGCAACTGCAGCTAAATTCCAATTATTCGAATTTAACGATGCATTTACAAGAGCTCAATTTAGAGCAACGATTGAACCTTTCTTGAGACAAGTAAAAGGAAGACGAGGAATAGTAGATTTCCAAGTTGTTTGTGATGACACAAACAATTCACAAGCAATTGTGGATGCAAATCAATTCCAAGCGTCTATTTTCGTTAAACCTAATAGAAGTATCAACTTCATCACACTAAACTTTGTTGCAGCTAGGTCTGGTGTAGAATTCGAAGAAGTGTATGGTGCAACTAATACCCAATATGGAAACTAAGGAGTAAGACATGGCAACTATAGATGAATTTAAGTCACAGTTGATTGCTGGTGGAGTTCGTTCCAACAGGTTCAAGGTCTACATTCCTCAAATGGGTGAGAACATAGAATTTATGTGCAAAACTGCCGCAATTCCTGGCTCTACCCTTCCAGTAGTTGAAGTCCCATTTAGAGGACATAAACTCAAAATAGCTGGGGATAGAACTTTCGAAGATTGGACAGTTACAGTAATTAACGATGTAAACTTCACTGCTAGAACAGCATGTGAACAATGGATGGAAAGCATACAGGAGTTAGATAGTGGTGTTGGTGCAACAGACCTAGAATATCTAGCTTCAAGAGCAACTATATCTCAATTAAATAGGGATGACAGTATTATTGCAACATATGAGTTGTATAATATGTACCCTCAAACATTAGGTCAAATTGATTTATCATATGACACTAGTGATGAGATACAAGTTTTTGATGTAACATTCAGTTATTCTCACTGGGAAAGAACTCTTTAATTAGAGTTCCTTCTTTAGTGTTATAAATATATATTATGGAAATATTTGGATTTGAAATAAAGAGGAAAGACGCAGAGGAATTAGCACCATCCTTTGTTGCCCCTATTAATGACGATGGAGCTCAAGTTTTAGAAGTTGGGCAAGGTGGTTATGCAATAGGTGGTGGAATGGCCCAAGGGACATTCGTAGACATGGAAGGTGGAGTTAAGTCTGAACAAGACTTAATTCTAAGATACCGAACAATGTCATTGATACCAGAGGTTGATATGGCAATTGACGATATCGTTCAAGAAGCAATCTCCTCTAATGATTTAGATGCACAGGTTGGTATCAATCTAGATGCAACTAAACTTTCAGATTCAATTAAATCCAAGGTTAGGGATGAATTCTCAGAGGTCTTAAGACTTTTGAGATTCAACCAGACCTCTTCTGAAATATTCAGAAAGTGGTATGTAGATGGAAGAATGTACTTCCACTTACTAGTTGACCCAAAGAGTCCTAAAAAAGGTATCGTTGGATTAAGAATGATTGACCCTCTTCAAATGAAAAAGGTCAGAGAAGTTAGTAAGAAAAAAGATAAGAATGGTGTAGAAATTGTAGACAAAGTAAAAGAGTTCTACACTTATAATCAAAGTGGTTTTGAGAAAAACCAGTCCTATGGTGGACAGGGTGGTCAGACCCTTATGATATCACCAGATGCAGTTGTTTACACTACCTCTGGAATGATGGATGCAAACAGACGAAACATCATCGGTTATATGCACAAAGGATTGAAAGCAGCTAACCAATTAAGAATGATGGAAGATGCACTTGTTATTTACAGAATATCAAGAGCTCCAGAAAGAAGAATATTCTACATTGATGTAGGTAATCTTCCGAAGGCAAAAGCAGAACAGTATCTTGCAGATACTATGACTAGATATAAAAATAAACTAGTCTACAATGCAGATACAGGTGAAGTCAGAGATGATAGAAAACATATGAGTATGTTGGAAGATTT